TCAAAAGGACATCAGTAAACTCAGAGAAACAATACCCAAATTTATATGTCATCCCAAGTTTACGATCACGAAGGAAGGTTCCCTCAGGATTAACTCTACGACATCCCATATAAGGTTCTGCATCAGGACCACGCTGAATCATTACATGATATGGAACAGTATTTGCTTCACCATCAGTTAAGACAATACAATGAACTTTCTGAAGTCTATGAATTTTTTGAAAGTTTGGAATGATTTGATGAAGGGAAATAATTGCTTCATTCAAAGGCGTACCCGAAAGTGATACTCGTGAAGGATACGTATACTTACATGTCCAGGAGCAGGTAAATGTGCATGCAAGTCTCCAAATATTAATAAGTTGCTTTTCAATATTCTTACCAGACACTTCACTAGTAAGAATGTTCATCATAGAAAATCTTTCATGAACAGAGAGAAGTCCCTCTTCTTTTACATAGTGTTGAAGGAGGTGTTCCGTAGCAGTATCTGTCGCTTGTTCATAATCCCACTTCCGCCATTCTCCAGTAAATGCATATACATCAAAAGCAATTCCAACTTTTTTACAGAACCAAACAAGATTAAACAACTGCTTACAAGTATCCTTGATGGTATCTTGCATTGATCCAGACCAGTCCAGAACAAATACGAGGCCATGATTTTTGCCATCAGGAAGGGTGGTTACTTTCTTGAACAGGTCTTCATTATACTTGTAAGTATGCAATTTACTTGTATCAAGAACTCCAGTCCTACTGGTAGTAGCACGAGCATATGAGTCTGCTGACTTACGGCACTCAAATTCTTTTACAAGATAGTTCACCTCTTTTTGAGTTGATTTCTTAAACTTCCTATATTCAGAATCAACTTCTTCAAAGACATCAAACGTTGTATATTGTTCCTGCTGTCTATTGAACCACTCATCAACATAAGTATGAAACTCAGAGTTCTTGACTACAATAGTATCAAGATTTACTTTAGGAATTTCTACGTAGTTATTTTCATATGAACTATTTCCAACTAGGTCTTTGAGTTTATTCTCTAAAGAATCTGCAGTGCGAACATTCGGCTCATCAGAGTAGTCAATGTCAGAAGAAATGCTTCCAGGGTCTCGATCTTCACCAGTGGAATCAGGAGTTTTGTTTTGTTCAGATGTACCTTCTTCTTCATCAGCATCTTCACTCTCAGTGGATCCTTCCATATTCACAGGAGGTTGTGATTCATTATCAGAAGAAGAAGGAAGACTATCAAACTCATTAAGATCATCTACCTTTTGACTCTCATCTTGTTGTTGCGTACAAAACTTATACAGAGCCTCAGCGGCAATAGCAACATCTGCGAAGGTTTCGCATGAATCAACCAGATCAACGATCTCTTTCTCTTTTTCAGAAAACTCAATTTTTACAAAATTACCAACCTTAGCATTGATATTAATCTTGTCAGCAAGATTATAAGTTGTCAGATCCTCACCTTGAATTTCAAAAAAATCTTCATCATTCAACTCTTGATATCCACGATAGAAAGTCTTTGCAAGACCCATATACCTACGCTTCATCAATTTCTCAATACGACAATCCTCAACCACATTCACAAATTGATGAGGAATTCCTTTCGGAGGATCTTCGTCAGGAGTGTAAAGTGCATGGCCAACTTCGTGTCCGACCAGAAGATCATATACTACGTTGCTTGCCTTCTCCCACATCGGAAGAGTCAGTACACGAGTATGAACATTGAACTGAGCAGTCTTAATTTTCTTGTGCTCAACTACAAGATCCTCAGTAGCAAGCAGTTTGGCAAGTTGTGATTTGATTTCGTGGGAGACTGCCATGTGTTCTGTTTCGTATGTGGCCATAATACGACGAAAGGTCGCCTTTTCGACGACCCATGTGCCTCTTTTTGAACTGGCGCAGTGCTTCGCGCCTTGCTCTCATTGCTTGTGGTTTTAATTTTCTTTTCTGTTCCTTCTTGGAGTGATGTTGCCAGTTAGGAGTTGTCATCGGTCGAGACAGTATCCAGAATATTTATTGTAGGAAACCATCCGATGCTTGTCAAGATACTGATGTCAGCAACGTTATCAATCGCCTCTCCAGGGGTCATCTCTTTCACTGGCAAATCACCTTGACCAAACTTTTCTGCTAGTTTTCTAACAGGGACAGATTCGCCATATCCAACAGGAACCACTCCAGTAATATCGCTTGAAGCAAGATACCTAATTGCACGACATACATCCTTTACATGAATCCAATCTCTTTTATGATTAGTGACATATGTTGCTTTTTTATCTCTAAGGAGACCATACATCATATTAGGGCGAACATCCGGGCCATAGACCGTAGTAAACCTCATTCCTACGGAATTGGGAGGTGCCATCTGTTCATTAACCCATTTACTCATTGCATATGGATTCTCCCAATACTTATCATCAACAGCACTTGAAGATGCATATAAAAGACGAGTATTAGTTTCTCCGCACCAGTCAAAGATAGGTTTTGCTTTGACTACATTATTATTATAATATTCTTCTGGTTTTTCCAGACTCTCACGAATATCTGCCCATGCTGCAAGATGAATGACTAGATCATAATCTCCACCTTTGAAGTCTGAGATATCATCAGGACGATCAAGCCCATGAGCAAGATACCCTACCTGTTCTCTCCAATCAGAAAAAACGTATCTTCCAATAAATCCCCGATGTCCGGTTACTAATACTTTCATGTTACAGGCCAATCAATTACTTTTCTAATTTCCTCATTGTATTTCCAAACTTCTTTTAGAATATCAGCATTAATATTCTTAGATTCCATTTGGACTACAAGGGAGTTAAGATCTTTGGGGAAACAAGTTCCACCAAATCCACGATCATTGTCAATACCAGGGACTTGAGTGTGTGATCTACCAATCCTGCTGTCAGCAATTACTCCGTCACATACCATATCATAATTCATACCTGATGCTACACAGAAGTCATACATCTTATTAAAGTATGCCACCTTACATGCAAGGAAGGTATTGGAAAAATATTTGATAGCCTCACTTTCATCAGAAGAGACCATGATGTTAGGAATTTTTGGAAAACATCTAGAGAAAAGTTTTGCAAAGTCTCTACAAAGTTCAGGATCTCCACCAATCACATTTCTTTCAGAGTTAGCAAAATCTTGAACTGCATTTCTTGCTGTTAGGAACTCTGGATTATGAATTACGTTGTGACGTTCAGAATATTTTTTAGTTGTTCCAACTGGAACTGTAGATTTAATAATGAAAGTGGCTGCTATGTAATCTGGAACTGATTCAAAAAAATCATCCAAAATTGATAGGTCACATTCACCTCCAAATCTCATTGGAGTTGGAAGACAAACAAAAATGTAATCACATTCCAATACCTCTGGAAGAGTATTAAAAGATTTATTTTTATCTACGTCATAAACTTTAGTAGACACCTTATCTCTAAAGTTTTGATAGACTGCATTTCCAACAAACCCATTGCCAACAATACCAATCATTTTACCATCCCACTAAATCCTTTAATTTTTTCAAATCGTATCACATCCTCAAATCTATCATCCATCCCACCCTTGTGAGAGATGACGAAAATATTTGCATCCTTAACTACGAACCGAATAATTTTTAAGAATTCTTCTGTTCCTTGACCATCAAGTGAACTGTCAAATACCTCATCTAAAATCATAAGATTTGTAGCAACAGAGTTTTTAAATTTTGCAACTTCTCTCCAAGTGAACAGAAGTGCTAGATCAATTCTCTGTTTTTCACCTTCACTAAAAGAAGCATATGAAAAGTCTTCATGTATCGGTGATTGGACGGTTTCGTTAAACTCTTCATCAAGAGTAAAGTTTATGTAGAAGTCCATCATCTGTAGATAACGGTTTACTTGCTGATTTATCAGCGGTAGATACTTCTTGATGATTTTAGATTTAACTCCACCGTCTTTGAGTAGACTATACGAAAAATCGTAGTAGTTAATTGTGTCTTTTTTTGAAGCTAGTTCGTCGTATGTAGTTTTTAAATTGTCCTTGAAGGTTTCTAGTTTCTCATGCTCAGTATTTCTGTTTGCAAGATTATCGGTAACTCTTTGAATTTCCGATTCCAGATCTCTGATCTGTCGTTGACATCCAGAAATCCGAGTATTGTTTTGAGAAATGCCATTATTGAGTTTAGTAATCTCCTTCGATAGGGCAGTAAATTGACGCTCTCGCTCTTGTTCGTTTTTAATTGCTTCTTCTAGTTCATTATAACCAGATTGCAACTCTTGGGCTCTAGATTGTGCGTCGTCAATTTTATTTATTCTAAAGTCCTCCTCAATTGGTTGTGTACAGGTGGGGCAGACCGAATTCTCTGTGAAAAATTTATGTTCCTTTGTAATGGTTAATACTTTTTGGGAAATCTTACCCTTTAAGTTACCTAACTTCTTTAACTTTTCTGTAGCTCCAATAACATGTTCCTGTTCCTTTGTGTACTTGAAAATATCTTCTTCAGTAACAGAGTTCTCTTTCATATACAAAAGAATCTCTTTATCCAACTCAGAAATTTTGGTTTTTCTATCCTCAATATTTTTCTTACCACGCTTCTCAATCTCATCAATAAAGTTAGTTTGCATTTCAACTTTATCACTCAAAGACTCTTTCTTTAGATCAAGAGTTCTGACTTCATCTTTGGTTTGGCGAATCTTATCTTTAATAATAGAATTCATCGAAGAGAAGATTTTAATATCCAAAAGATCTTCAATCACTTCACGACGATTGGAAGTAGTCAACTGCATGAAAGGCACAAAAGTGCTACT